GATCGTCAGGCGTTTCGTCGTGGCACTATAGGCCACCGTATACGTATTGACCTTTCCTGGAATCGCGTTGAGTTGGGTCTGAAGTTCCGTCGCAACCTCCGTGGCCGTATACTGACCCGGTGTCAGTGTTACCACAACTTTCGCCTGTCCCGTCTCACCGAATACGAACTTATTCCAAGCCGGCGTTACATTATAGAGGTCGGCAGGAATGGACCCAGAGACGAGTTCAATCGCTACGACGTCTTTGAGAGGACGGCGGAAATCCCAGCGGAAATTATTGCTGTTAAACGACTGTGTGCGACTGCGGTCCTGGCTGTTTACTTCCACCGTGATCTTGCGCTCTCGTCTGTTTTTACGGCTGGATTCGGGTAATAAGACATCCTGTCCGGACGTTGTTGCAATTTCCATTTATTCTAGGGCCCTATATAATTGCCTAAAACTTGGTCGCGGACATATAGTATGTCCGTGCTACTGGAAGAGCATTTCTTCAAACGTCTTCACATCGCTATCAAACAATTCATGGCTGCGCCGACAGAAGAGGCGCTTAAGGCGGCGCTCACAGCCATTCGGCGCTGTAAGGCCGTTGTGGCGAAGGATTATAAGGCCCTGTGGGAAGATGTGGAGGGAATTTTGTTGGACGTGCGTGCAGATATGGACCGGATGCAGATCGCCTTGGATAAGGAGAAAGAGCTCGTGCGTGAAATCATTCGCACTCTTCTAATATAGCAGAGCTGCCATTACTTTAGCACCATTCGTTTCTGCGGGAGTCGCCGCAGGAGGTTTGGCGGGAAAGCCACGCACAAGAGCAAGCATCTCAACGGCGCATTGATCCGCGTAACTATCGTTCACACTAACTATCTTACTCAACTTGAGGCCATCCAAGTTTCCAAATATCCTTTCCTTATCCTCTAACGAGGTTCTTAATGCGCTTATTTTCGTATCAATTGCCGTATTTACCGCTGCTTGGTCCATAGCAGTTATGTCAACCTCAAGCAAAGCGCCTATTCCAGGCTTCATTACTTCAAATGTTTCTGGGGGGAAAGCCATTAAGCTCGCCTGTACCGCGCCCAACTTTTGTAAAATCGCATTTATTTCGCGAATATCCTGTTCCAAATTCGGATTGTCCACATTTATGGATGACGGTGCTAAGCCCACGCACTCGTCCACAACTGTCTCCAATGATGCCAGGAGCGCCCTTGCTTGAGGCTTTGTTCTAGGTGGGGCCCCCGCTTCCGCTGCTCCAGCTACAGCCTCTTCGGCGGCCACGGAAGCTTCTGCAGCGGCTTCCGCAGTATTAACAAGACCCTGAATCGCAGGTAGAAGCGCTCTTAATGTACCTGAAAGTCCCTTTTCTACCGTCTTACCCTTACCAAGAGTCGTGATTTTCTCTTTAATTCTGCCTATATTGGCCTCGTATTTTTCTCGATTTGATCCATAATCAGTAATAAAATCACCTAATGCTTTTAATTCTTTACTATATATCTCGCCTTTATTGGTTACATGTGTTAACATACCCTGCAGAGTCTCTATTTTAGATAGCCGTGTCTGCATCGCTGCTGGGGTATTTTCGGGCATCTCTCTTAGGAGACTTTGTCTGTCTTCAAATGCCTTTAATCTAGTGAGAGTGGTCCCTATTTCTGTCTTTAACGGAGTATTCTTCGCTATAATTGCCTGTATATGCTGTAAACATGTATTCGCAGTTCTCAGTAATATATCTTCAACGAAATTTATATTCTCTTTTATTGCAACATGGGCTGCCATGTGTAGACGTGTAGCAACCGATCTAAGCTCGGCAACTAATGTTGGTGCGGCACCTGCGACATTTGCATTAGAGGAATTTATATATGCGATTCCCTGCGCGGTTAATTTATCGATTCTATCGTGGACCGCTTTTACGCGGGCGTAGTACTCAGAGTCTCCACGTTTCATATTCAATGCTGGGCTGGACGCGTTATATTTGATCCCATTTTCTTCTGGCAAAGGGGGGTTCATAATTTCCACACATTCTTCTAATAATCTGAATTTACGTACATTTTTTTTATAGGTATCGTAATCCGTTTCCACAGGCGCCTCTTCACCAATATTCCCATCATCAAACGTGTCGAGTTTTTTAATCCGATCTTTAAATGCGACAAACTTGGCATGTTCGGGGAGAAATATACCGAGAGGATCGCCGAGAATTTTCAGGGATCTACCAAGTCTCGCGGCCTCTTCTTGCATTGAGCGCTGTCTCCGTTTAGCACTCATACCACGCTTGCGGCGTTCTATTCCTAATAGGTACTCTAAACGGCGAGGGCTGGGGGGTGATTGACTTTGTTTTTTAGCTCTTACTGGCGCGGGAGGCACTATTACTACAGGATTCGCTTCTGCTGCCGCCACAAACGCTGCCATAGCCTCCCTTTCGCGCCGCTCAGCAGATGTGACTGGGCGATCTTCATTTCCAGGACCTTCTAGAGCTCGCATCGCAGTAATACGTTTATTTAAATTGGCCCTTTCTCGTCTGTTACGTTCTTTATTTCGCTGTGTTCTGTACGCTATACTTCCTAGAGCTGCACTTCTCATGAGTTCCTCAGTAGGTGTCATAAGTCGTTTTTTTAATTCTGCTACTCTATTATTCTTTCGAGTACTCATCTATTAAATATAGATATAAAATAGATGAGTAGGGATCTCGATATAACTACACTCGGCTCAAGTGTGATCGTTATACTTTGGTGGGTGTCTATCTGGGTATTGATTGATGAGGGTATTGAATTCGTTTCCGGCAACCGGAAACATATAAAACTGGCCGTATGTCTCACTATTATTTTTGGTGTAGTCGTAACATGCGCCCTCTTTCCACATTATACGCATCATTTTTGATCCGCGGACCCTCCCTTTTTCTGCACGGTGTGCCGAATATGCAGCCATTCCTCAAAGATGGACGTCTTCGCCTGAAACGTCCACTTGGCCCACATCAACTGTTTCGTATCGTCCTGGCCGCTCTCCAGCCACTTTGTATACACTCCCTCATTCTGTGTATACCAAGCGGCTTGCACTCTCTCGTGTTCCTTCGTCTTCTTTTCAAACCCGTCGATTCCGTGCCACGAAAAGAAACAGCGAACACCCAAGATGAATGCTTCAATATCCATGGACTCTGCGAAGCTCTCCTCTAAGGATTTTACGTAACGCAAAAATTCGTCTGCGACGTTCCCTTCACGAAAACCACGAAGTAATATGCGTATAGCGTCAGCTTGAGACGTGCTCATCTAAAATACGGGGTGAAAAAATGTATTGTCTGGTACTGGTCTTACTACGCTCAGTGCTCCCACTTGTCGCCGTAATAGGAATTCTTCCACTCCACCTTACGACTCGCCGGAACATTCCAGATATCCCGGGTCGTCTTCTTCGCCGCCTCTCCGCCGATCCCGAAATACGAGTAGTCAACCTCCCTCTCAATAGGGACAAGCGGCGGCATCTCGTCCTCCTCGTCGCGCGCCGAGAGGAGACGCTTTACGCCCGCAACGGCCACCTTAGCCGCCTCCTCATTTGAGAGCTGAGACGGCCAGTTACGAAGGGCGGTACCGATAGAGTGGATGATGGTATCCACCGAATCCACGAAGTCTTGAGGAGTGAACATCACCGACGGCATCGTGGGGAAGAACAGCTGTACGTTCTTGTAGGGGTCCAGATCCATCTCGAGCATCTTGGCCATCGAGCGAAGCTGCTCGTTCACATGGAACTCGGACTCCAGGTACATAATCCGAGTAGGGTGACCGGGGTACAAGTAGCGCCACATGTAGATTGTTTTACCGTTGCGATCCACGAAGGGGGAGATGCGAACGATCTCGTCATCGCTCTCACTCTTCGGTGCATGATGGATGAAGCGGAGCTCAAGGGGCGACGTCATTTACGGTTCTGGATATATTCTGGGGGCTCCCCCCGGTTCAATTTTGTTTTCTGGATCTTAGACGCAGCAGCACACATAAACATCACTCGCTAATGTATAGTATGACGAGCCCTGTCGAAATTGTCGCACTACTTACACGTGCCTCTAATGCCTATTACAATGGAGGCCCCCTTCTCTTAGACGACGAGTCGTTCGACGCCCTCGTAGACGAATTACGCGCGCTAGATCCGACAAACCCCTTTCTGACGTCCGTGGGTGCCCCGCCGCTCACACAGGACGCCGTGAAACTCCCCTATCCGATGCCGTCACTCGATAAGATCAAGCCCGGCCAAGGAGTCCTGACGCGGTTCATTGCAAAGTATCCTCATGTAGTCCTGTCGGAGAAGCTGGACGGGCTGAGCGCGCTCTGGTGTCCAGTGAAGCGGGGACTCTACCTCCGTGGGAATGGGAGCATCGGTCAATCCGTCTCTCATCTTGCGACCCACATACAGGGGCTCGTGCCCTCTACGGAGCCGTGGGCCATACGGGGGGAACTTATTCTGCCGCGTTGCGAAGGCAAGGGGGTCAGGGCCATTGTGAACGGACTCCTACATCAGACGACCCCCTCCAAGGAACAGCTTGCCCGAGTCCGATTCATCGCCTATGAAGTGATTTCACCGTCGGGGCTTACCCGCCAGGCGCAGATGGAATGGCTTCATACAAGGGGTTTTCTTACGCCCTGGTGGAAGGCCGTTGTCGATATTACGGAGGACATGTGCCGGGAGGTATTCCAGGAGCGGCGGGCCAAGTCCGAGTACGAGACGGACGGAATCGTCGTAGGGGCGAATGCCGTGACCGCGAAAGCAACAAATGAAGAGCCTGTCCGGAATCCCAAAGACTGCGTGGCGTTCAAGATGCCCACCGACGATCAGTTCGCCCTAACAACTGTGCGCGAGGTCATCTGGGCCCCCTCGGCGCAGGGATACCTCATTCCGCGCCTACGATTTGACCCCGTTCGTATTGGATCGGCGACGATTGAATACTGTACGGCGCACAACGCCAGGACCGTCGTGGACCGGGGGCTCGGTCCAGAAGCTCGCGTGAAAATACGCAGGAGCGGTGATGTGATTCCCACCCTGGACGAAGTGATTTTCGCCGCGACCCCCTCACTTCCGGGAGACCCGTCAAGCTGGGCCTGGGTCGACGGTCCCCAGTCAACGCACATCTGTTCAAAGAAGGTGACGACCGAGCAGATCGTCTCGCAGCTTCTCCATTTCGCGAAGACGCATTCCATTCCGGGTCTCGGCCCCGCCAACTGCAAGATACTCGCGAAGGCGGGCATAACAGGTCCCCGGACACTTTGGAACGCCCCCGTAGCCACTCTGGCGGCTCTACTCGGCCCAAAAGTGGGAGAGACTACCTACAAGTCCATCCGGGTACAACTTGTCGCCGATAAAGTGACGGAGCTGGCTCTCATGGTGAGCAGTAGTCTTTTGCCGAGAGGTGTCGGCGAGACGAAGCTGCGGGCCATGTTCGCGCAGTACCCTGATTCTTCAGATTGGTCTAGGCCCGATCTGGACGTTCCTGTGGGGTGGACGCGGGAATCCTTGGCCGAACTGCAGGCAGAGTATCCCAAATACGAGGCGTGGCGAAAGGGAGAGGTATTCTGGATTCCCTACCCGCTGAAAGCGGCAACTCCCGTAATAGGCCAGCCCTCCAAGTCCGTATGTTTCAGTGGATTCCGCGACAAGGAACTTGAAAGTCGCCTAAAAGCGTGCGGCTTCGATGTCGCCGCGAATATTACACGCTCTTTGAATATTCTCGTGCTACCCGACGGAGATGCGGGACAGTCCGAGAAGGCGAAAAAGGCCGCCGCCATCGGGACAATCGCTATAATGGGTCGCTCCGAGTTTGTAAATAAGTATATGCCCTCAGACTAGAGTTGAATGGGGTTGTTTTCTGATACGGTATCATCTGGAATGCTAACCGCAGAGCACGAATCGATCAAATATGCGTGTTTTGGACTCTTATCTGATTCCACAATCGACAAAATACAGGCATTTTTTCGCAAGATTGGTCTTCCCCCTAATCCCGTTCTATCACCCATGATTGTTGTCGCAATATTGGGGGCATTGTTTGGCATTGTATACTCCATTGTCGCGAAGGGTGTAAAGGGAGCCTGGTCGTTCATATGGGGGTGGATGAAAGAGCACTGGATCATTACGATTGCGATTTTAATACTTACTGCTATTCTCATATGGCTTATTATAGAGGTAAAAAGTGATGGCTTTACTGATATGGGAGCCGAAGGCTTCGCTGTTGTGCGTAGTAGCACGAAAACAGTCCCTCCGGGCGATCCTGAGCGAACGACTCTTGCGAATATACAACCGGTCTGCGTGAAACAGGCCGGCTATACAGGTCCGGCCGAGGAGAGGGGGACATTCAAGGTCGACGTGTCGATGATGAACGCCATACGCTCCGGTGTACGCATGTTTACGCTCCAGATTGATTATTTGGAAACGAGCATGCCCGCAGGGTTCGACGTGCCGAACTTCCCAACACTCATCTACAGAGACAATGGAGGTGAACTGATTAGTACGAACGGGGCCTCCATATCCGACATCGCGAATAAATTATCCACGTACGCATTCAACCGGGACTTCAACTCACACACGCAACCGATCATCCTATACCTGCATTTTGTTCGTACTCCGGACCCTATGATGGACCCGACAAAGTACCAGACCTTTATGACAAATGTGGCGACTGCCCTCAAACCTATACAGGGTATGGTTCTCACAAAGGCCGATAACACCGATTATACGAAGCAACAGGCGGAGAATACACTGATGTTTACTCCGCTCAGTCGGTTCGAGAATAAGATCCTTCTTTTTACGAACGCCAATACGAGTCTACTACGCCCTCTGAACCTTCCGAACGACAAGAATCTAGACTACATGGTCTGCATGCGCGTATATTTAATGACGACCGAGGATAGACTCGGTGTAACATTGTTGGCCACGGGTTCCAATGTCGCGAACGCCGTTATCGTATCGTACAATCGCATAGTCGGTATGACACAGTCGCAGAAGACGGCCTTCGCCCAAGAGAATATCGGGAGATTCGTGATCGTGATGCCGAAGCCGATGGAGTCGCCCTCGGCGGATGAAATACAGGCCATGTATACTACATGCGGCGTGAATGTGGTGCCGATGAACCTTTTTGGGGAGACGCAGTCCGCGATCAATCCGAAAATCGCGTCGTGGAACGGGCAGCCGTTCTACAAGCTCAAGCCGGATATGTTGCAGTCCGATAAATCGGCCGTAATGGGCTACACACCGCCACCGACAATCTGATCTATTATTAGGGTTCCACGATGGAGGAGGATTTGAAATATATAGAAGAGAGTCCGATTGTTCTCCGAGTGAAACGGCGGCTCACGTCGGCCATTGACAAGGCCACCGAACGCAACAAGTACGAGACGGCCCACAATCCCGAGCTTATACGGGCCTTGAAAGTCGTGGAGGCTTTCCTGAGAAGGAAGCGGCGCGTGTGCTACGGCGGAACGGCCATGAACTCCATTTTGCCTAGATCGAAACAATTCTATAATATGGAGCTCGATCTACCCGACTACGACTTTTTCACTCCCGAAATCGATGATGATATTGAGGATATCGTGGCTATGTTGCGCAAGGCTGGTTTTACCGAGATCTATCATAAGACGGGTATTCACGAGGGGACGAAGAAGATCCTGGTGAACTTCACTCCGATCGCCGACATCACATTCATATCCAAGCCCATTTTCGACGTGTTTCTGAGGCGGTCCATTGTTCGCGACGGGATTCATCACACCGATCCGGAAATCCTGCGAATGATGATGTACTTGGAGATCAGTCGTCCGAAAGGGCAGGTGGACCGCTGGCAAAAGGTGTACGAGCGGCTGCAGCTCATCAATAAGATATTCCCTCCGACGATCGAACATTCGCAAACTCGGAAGGTGTCCCGAGAGATGAAATCTTTTGCCCTTCAGTCCGATATTAAGGGCGCGATCTTCGATTTCTGCATCAATAAGCAGCGGAACATTTTCACGGGCGGTCTCGACGCCTTCTATCGGAAAGCCGTGAAGTCGACGATCACTCCCCATTTTGATATAAAAAAGTATACGGGCCCTATTGGGTTCATTAGTGCGGACATGCAGGCAGACGCGAAGGATATAAAGGAGCTTTTGAGTATAAAGCATCGGGCCAAGGCCGTTTTACACCCGGCGAAAGGGGAGATCGTCCCGGCATACATTGAGATCTTTTTGAATCGCATGCCGGTCGTGCTTATTATTGAGGAGACTGCGTGCCATTCGTATTTGAGCTTCCCGGTAGAGGGCGGGCGCAGTATATCCATTTGTAGCCCCGATACGCTGATTACCCTGTATTATTCACTCTCTATTTTTACGACGGCGGCGCGGGCCTACATACCGAATATTCAGCAGCAGATCCGTACACTCATTGTACTCGCGGAGAGGAATCGGATTGCGAAGAATCCGAATATTCCGTCGTTCCCTCTGAGTTGTCACGGATACCAGAAGGGATTCTCGACGCTCTTGCGAGAGAAGATGGAGCGCGTGGCGAAGGAGCGGGGGGAGACCGGCAAAAGTATTTGATAGCTTTAGAATGAGTGAGTCGGCTCGTATTACAAAGATTCTCGAACGTCAGCGGCAATTAGAAATTGCTGCTGCTATTCGTGGTGCGAAGGTCTGTGGTTGTGATGCGCCTCTGAATAAACTGCCGCCTAGCGCAACAGTGGAAAGCGGCTGCTGTGATCCTACGCCGGACCGGGACCCAGTGTACCCAGAAAGTTATGATGTCGCCCTGAAGGCAGATGTGATCACCTGGGGCCAACCCGACGGACCATTCCCTGACGCCGTAGCGATTCGTGGAACACTTCCGACCTCCGAATCGTCCCGTATTAAAGTCCTCTTGGATAGCCGTAGACCGACGACAGCGAATGGCTGCGGATATATTCAACTTGGCCCCCGCTTTATTGCTCCCGGCTGTCCCCCTATACCTACAGCGATCTTGAACGGTAGTCTCCCGAAGCCGTCCACGCGCAACTTGGACTGCGCCGTTACTCGCTTTGAAGGGACAGTGACACCCTGCTCGGAATAAAATGTCGCAGCCAAGTAGAAATGCCTCTTGGAAATCGTGATGCGTCTGAACTGACTCGTCGCAGAAAGGCGATGGCGCTGAACGCCTGGAAGACGAACACGGACGCGGCCAATACGACAGGGAAGATTGTTCGCCGGGAGCAGGCGTCTTCTGTGACACTCGACATAGTCACACAGCGGAAGCAGGGCGGCTGCTATTGCGCGGCGGCGTTGGCGGGGACGTACGAATTCAACGGCTGCGGCTCGTGCAGCGGATGAAGTTCGTATTTCAGATTCCATTCTGGAGATACGTCCTCGAACTTTCCGGCCCTGTCGGGGCACATTGCAAGAGCGATCATTTCCTCTTTCACTCTGGAGACGCGATACCAAACACGAAATGGCGATGTCATCTTATACTTTCGCCATTTGCGTTGTATGCGTTTTACTGCATCCGTGTACTTGAAGCCGATCAATTGGGGGGACGCGATGAGACACCTGTCAGACACAGGAATTTCCGTGAGCGAATTGTTTTGGATCGTGTAGTACAGGTTCGGATACAGATTCAGCCAATAGGGTAATTTCATAATTCGGTTGTCTCCGAGATGGAGTAATTTCAACCCCGGAGGGAATTTTTCCCTGGAACAGAATTCCTTCAGAAGATTCCGAGACAAATTGAGCGTCTTCAGAGTGGGCGGCAAATTGCGAGGGAATTCACGCAGCTTCACATTATGTAATTCCAAGATCTCTAGGGAGGCCCCCCAATTTGTCGGAATTCCTCTTAGCCCGCGCGCGTGTGCTATAGAGAGCCGTGTGAGACTATCGGGGCACTTGGAGGGGAGTTGTTGAATAGGCGTGGAGATCGATATGAATACCTTCAGGTTCGGAGGAAATTCCGTGATGTGTGTGACCTCGGTGAAAGAGATGTCGAGTTCCTCTAGGCTGAGGGGGAAGCGGCTGCAATTCAGCAGGTTTCCAAGAATATTGGAGGACAAATTCAAAACGCGCAGAGAAGTTGACCACTGTGTAACGAAATTCAGATCGGTTATGCGATTATTGGAGAGGTTGAGGCGCTGTAGGGTATTCGGCCAGACGGGTAGGAGTCCATCGGAAGTGATATGGTTGCCCTCCAGATTGAGTTCTTCTATCTCCTGCGGCAGATCTTCATCCCAGAGAGTGCGTATATGATTCCAGGACGCGTCCACTTTCTTATAGGCGCGTCGATGCATCTCAGGGAAGGTTGTTAATGATGTACTGGAAATGTTCAATGTTTCCATATATGTATATGGGCATTTGACTTTAGACTTGGAATTGTTTCTCCGATATATTTAAGAATGTCTGGGTTCTATATGGGTTCACTATCTAAATCACCAAAGTCCATAAGCCCAGTTTCATTAGGGTTGTATCGACGTTCGAGATCCTCTTCGCCGGAACCTGAATCTCATGGACTCAATCTCAGCAATCCGGAAATAGAAGTCGCGTACGAAAACTCAATAGGCAGTAAAAGAGCAACCGAAATTGCGATGGAAGCAATCAGAGCATTTATTTCATTTGCAAAAGCTACTAGAACTAAAATTCCCGATTTTCCGAAAATTCCTAAAATTCCAGGAATAAATGAAGGCGATGTAAGAACAGATATGTATTTCGAATATATAAGACGTGTAGAATTAGATTTCGTGGTTGATGTCGTCATACAAGCCCCTCTAGATCTTGCCCTAAGCGTTGTAAAACTTGTCGATCTAATAAATAATGTGGCTAAAACAAGTAGCTCTGAATTTGAGGCCAAACGTAAGAAGAGAGGTGAAGTTATTAAAGATATGAAAGAAGTTTTTGATCTCGTAATTAAGGATATTAATGAGCATGTGCAATACATAAAAAAATATTTGACCGTCGATAAAAAATACAGGGGGTTTTTGATAAAAAATTTACGTATTGCTCTGGAAAAAAATAAGGAAAAACTCGAAATGAAAAATGCTAAATGGAATCCATCACCGGAACGCTGGAAGGAACTTTTTAAAACTGTCGTAAAAGTTAATGATGTTGCGGAAGACTGTTTGGAGCTTCCTGAAATTATCCCCGTTGTAAAACGAGGCGGTGCTAGAAGCTATCGCTCTCGCCCTTTAGCAAAAAATAGGACAGTTACACGGAGACGTTCACGCATCTAGGCGCCATTTACTTCTTCGTGGGCACCTTCTTCACGAGCTTCACGGCCTTCTTCGGTACGGCCACGGGCTCCACGACTGCCGCCTCCTCCTCGTCCTCGTCATCTGCAGCCGGCGCTGCCGCCTTCGCAGGCGCAGGAGAAGCGAGGGCCTCCTCGTCGTTCACGTCCTCATCGTCGTCATCGTCCGCAAGAGCCGCGAACTGGTTCTTGGCCTGCTGCGCAACGGGTGCGCTACCGCTAGACTCGTCGGGCAGGAACGCGGGGCCACGCATGCGCGCGGGCACCTTGTCGGCGCGGATCTGCACGGCCTTCCAGCTCAGACCGAACTTGCCACCGGCGAACCAGACACCCGTGCACTTCATCAGCACGGTCAGGTTCGCGCGCTTCACCAGCACGTCCTCAAGCGGCGTGTCCTTGATGAGGTTGTTCGACGTGTCATACACCTCCACATCGAACACATCGGCCTTGCGGCGCAGCTGGACCTTCAGCGTGGGCGGGTAAGGCTTCCGGGCACCACTGGAATCCTTGGCGAAGCGCAGGGACGGCGTGTAGAGCTCAGCGATAAGCTCCTTGCTGACAGTATCCTTCTTGAACCACGCCTTCGAGTTCTTCACGCCCTGCTCCACCATGAACTCGTCCAGCGAGTTCAGGGCGTTGTAGATGGAGGTCACACCAGGGCTGTTGGCCGGATCGTCGTGGCCGCGCAGGTTCAGCTCGACAGAGTACTTGGGAGGCGCGCCAGGCACCTTATCGAACACGGACATTCCGAAGGGGGTCTCCAGAGAACCGACCTGCATCAGGAGAGGCGCGCCGCTGTAATTCACGTAGGCCTGCTTGCCACCGGAATCGAGGAGCTTCACGGCGGAGAAGGTAACGTTGGAAGTCTTGAAGGCGGAGGGTGCTACGACGTTGGACATTTGTGTTTTTCTGGTTGGACGGTCTGGGAGGCGGCGGCTCAATTTTTATTTTCCGGGCTAGAGTAGAAAAATGTTTGTAGCAATGTCACAAAGCGAGCGTTTGACGCGCATTATGAATGAGAACCAGAAATACGTGTCCAGATCGAAGGTGCGGGATTCTAGCGAACTGACGGCCATTCACCAGGCAAAGGCATCGTCCGTGAAGATTCCCCAGATAGTACAGACCGTCGGTCTAAAAGTGGATGCGTATGGGAATACGACGTCCCTCTCTACTGTGGTCACTGTGAAGGGCGCGGGGACCAACATGGAGTATGGATCCATATTACAGAAGGCGCAAGCGTGCGCTATTTGCGAGGATGACGTGGGCACGGACATCCTGCCCGGATTCTACGTCTCGACGTTCACGACGTACGACAGGACAAGGCCTCCATTCTCGCCCTTAAGTATACTGTCGACGGCGGGCTACACGCCGACATGTGAAGTAAAGGACCCCGTCCAGTATTTCCCGCCGTTTCTGCAGCGGGGCGACACGAATATCTATAGAGGTCAGGGTATCCACAATACGGGTAACACGCCGACAACGGTCACACACCAGCATCTGCCGTATCCCTCTTAGACGGCGTCGCTGAACCACGGAAACACTTCCGCAGCCTTTTCGTTGATTGTCACGAAACCGATGACACAATACATGGCACCGAGTTTGTTACTCTCTCTACTGGAAGAGCGAGTAAGAAGCGCCTCCATGATTCCCAGATTCATCTTCTCCCACCAAGCCTTGGTGCGAGTCCTCTGCGCCTTCAGAGCATCGGGCGAATAACGGAACAGGGCCTTTTCGGGCGTCTTGTAGCCAGGCACGATGGCCTCACGCTGTTCGTGGCTGAGCCCGAGAGTGACGAACCACATCATATAGAGTTTCTGATAGAACTCCTGGTGGTCCTGGATCGTCATGGACGTATACCAATCGCACGAGACATAATAGCCGAACGACTCTATTTTCATACAGACGTCCAGGATTCGTTGCCGCCAGATCTGATCCGTAGTCAGGTCAGTCCCCGTGGGGTACAAGACGGAATATTTACGCCGACGAAGCCATGTGAGCCTACTTATTACACGATCTATGATCCGCTTCTCTAAGGGCTCTCGAGTGTACGGGTTCTGTTTGAGTTCGCCCATAGACAACATCTGCCCCAAGGAACGAATATCAAAGGACCAGAGGTTGCGCCTAGAGTCGACATAACTAAAATAGAAGAGCGACGGAATATCCTCTATCGGATCAAAACTATATAGCTCCGCCCGATTACAGCTCTTATCCCTACAGGTGTACCCGACTCCGTGATGTTTGAACATCATACGCTTACCCCGACGCCTCCAGAAGCTCTGTAGGGTCTTCGCCGCATGAAGGGCTTTTCGAGTAGGGTACACTGTCGGTGGTATGACGGAAACGTATCGTGTGGGATGTTTCCAATGACGACTACAGAAGTCTCCATGGGTAGCACTTAATTTACACGGTACATCCGGTGATTTACGACTCTTTATGTTGCAGCAAGTGCGAATCAACTTTTCCGGCACGACAGCTACATTCATTCGTCCTACTGTTTAGCCGGAAATACGCGGCCATTGCTGCAATGGAAACTTTCTATCCCGGAGAGGGTACGCCATCGAGATCCTATCGTGTAATAGGCCGTTTTCAAAAAAAAAGTGGGGTTTACGGGTTTATACAAAAAAAATCATTCAGAAGTTGACCCCAAAAAATAAAATTTGACGCCCGGCACGACTGTATTCCCGGCAGATCCGCGTAAAATGTCCTCTAAGACTTCCTCATCCTCCGGTATAGTAATGCCTCCCGCTGCCTCTGCCAAGCCTGCTGCCCCTGCCAAGGTCGCGAAGAAGGAGAAGACGGCCGCTGCGCCTGCCCCTGTGGCGGCGGTAGTCCCGGCTACCACCGAGGCGAAGCCCAAGAAGGAGAAGAAGGCCTCCAAAAAGAAGGCTGAGGAACCCGTCAAGCCTCAAGCTAAAGCAGAGGAGCCAGTAGCCGACTTGGAGTCCGAGTCTGAGGAGGAGGACGCAAGCGAAGCGGAGGAGCCGGTCGTGGCGGTGAAGAAGTTCGAGCACCAGGGCGTGACCTACTTGAAGTCGGGCGACGGTATTCT